GAAGAATCGATAATGTACCGTACGATTGTAATTTGCCCGTTAATACTGCTTGGGATATCGGCTATAACAATACCGCTATCATTTACTTCCAGATTGATCGCAATCAGAATGTCCGCATCATAGATTTTGATGCACCTGTTAACAGATCTCTTCATGACTGGATTAAGCACGTTAAACAAAAGCCTTATGTGTACGGTCGTCACTGGGCACCTCATGACACGAAACAGCATGATTACACGACAGGCGTTACACGATTCCAGTTTGCTCGAGATCTTGGATTTAACTTTGAGACTAAGGAAGTTAATGGTGACATACGAACAGCAATCCCATCTGTTGGTTTAGAGGATGGAATTGAACGCGTTATGGCATCTTTCAATAAGATTGCATTCGATAAGAACAAGTGTGCTTACTTAATAAAATCACTTGAGACATATCACCGTGAGTATGATGAGAACGCTAAGATATATCGTAAAGAACCAGCTAAGAGTTGGGCTAATCACGCATCAGATGCCTTTAGGTATATGTGTTTGGTTCTTCCATTGCACCAGCAGGGAATGACCGAGGAGGATGTGCGTCGTGGTTACCAGCAGGCTATGTGGCCAACACAAGATTTACCGTATCCGTACAATAATGATCCAAATATCTTCAAAGGGAGATGGTAATGTTAATGAGATCCTGTAAATGCCCAAGTATTATTAAATGCAGAACTGAGTTTGGATATCACAATCTGCACAATCCAAGAGTAATACCTTTACGTGATCATAAGTTTGTCCCAAATAGCAAAAATAAAACACCTAAAGCACGACAGTTAATGGAAAAAAAGGATTGCGTTGGGTGCAAAAAGACTAAGAAGTTTGATAAGTTCATTGCAATTGAGTTTAGAACATCAACCAAAGAGCTTGAGATATGTAACCTTTGCTATAAAGTATTTGAACCAGTGTTTGAAGCTGTTGCAGAGTTATTAAATATATAAGGGTAATCATGGCACAAGATAATAATATAATCGGTATTATGGGAGTAAAAACACATCATGAAGCGTTCAAAATTCCCAATAAGCAATTTGTTGAGTGGTGTTGTTACAAGCATGCCGAAGAAAGTTGTGAAAAACAAAATAGAGAACGTCAAAAGAAGGTCAGCAAAAATGAATGAGTTAGAAAAATATACCCGTGAGCAACTTGAAGCAAAGATTAGACATATGGTTGAGTTCCTTGCGTTTAAGATTGGTGAAGAATACTTAGTTCTTACTGAACCAACCGCCAAGGTTATAAGAACTCCTGAGGCTGAAAGAGAAAATGAAATACGCATTTTAGACCACATGATATGCATTCATCCTGTTTGGGATGTTTTATCTGATCTTCTGCCAAGTTCATCGTTCTTGAAGGAATGGGTTGATCAATGTATTAAGCAGAACATGACTGGCCCATGCACCTGCTCGGGTTGTAAGCCAAAGGATGTAGTGAACTAATGACTGAACTTGAACTACTTCGTTTACAGGCTATTGCATTTATTAAGATGCGTATATTGATTATCCATAAAGGTATGCCTAATAACCAGGGTCAAAATGGTATATATATTTTTTGGCAGTTTGCTGAACTTCTTCAAGCATATTTAGTTTGTAAGGAATTGGATATTGTTCCTGATGGAGAACTTGAAGAGGCTTTGTTCAATCGAATGGAACAATTACATCAGGATCATGATTATTCCAACATGGATACTGAATTTAAGGAAGTGTACGCAATACCACACCCAATAGACTTCAAGTGGAAGGTAAAAGATGGAAGATAGTATAAAAGACATTAATCACGATTTACATTCTTACAGTCTTGATTCATATACGTATAATTCAGTTAATATCCTTGATAAGATTCAAGAAGATATTAAGAAACTCTATCAAGATGTTCTGAATGGTATGAATAGTAACAATACCTTTTACATATTCGGAAAGAAGATTGAATTCAATCAAGTCTATACTGAGCAAGACAAGAAAAACCAGGATATGGAAAAGATAAGTCTTACTGATACCTTGATTAAACATCATATTAATCAGATGATTAATTCAATAACAAAAGGTGAGCAGTGCGTTAAGGATCATGAAGAAGACTGTGAATGCACCTTTTACCAAGAGCACAATAATGCGCTGTATATTCTGTTAGTGGATAAGAAAAAAGGTAATATTCCTATAACTCACTTATTGCCAAAAAATAAAGAAGACAAGTGCTTTCCCTTCAATCATTTAACTACTGAAGAGCAAAACAGAGTTCTTCGTGAAGAGTTTAATATTCCTGAAGGAAGAAATGTTATGGTTCCACCGTGTAGAGAATGTCATATGATTGATAAGGATGAGTAATGGAAGATAAATACCTCGGGTTCGGTTGGCCAGAAGAACTAAAAAAATTAGCTGATGAAGTAGAAGAAATTGAGGATAAGCTTGAACTAGCCCGTATGAAGCTGGCTAGAGCGCACAGAGAAACATGTAAAAAGCTTCTGTGCAGGAAACGTTGTAGAATGAGTCCTGAAGAAAAAGAATCTTTAAAGATTATTGTTAGACAGTTATTTAACAAGCAACTTGAAGTAGTAGCAATGCAAAGATCATTACCTGATGTTACCCCAGACATTATAGAGGTATTAGACGATTTAGAAAGTAAAATTAGAAACTCAGGGATGCTTGATGAATAAAGAACTCAGGCTGGAATTCACTAAAGAAGAAGTATGTGATGATTGGCAGATAGAGCTTAAAGATCTTGATGGATACGAGATAATATACCATGCGTATGAAACTGGATCATATGATGGTAGTGCTTTCACCTTGATGAAGAAAGATGGCAAGCTTTACGAGAACAATGGTGGTCATTGTTCGTGCTATGGACTTGAAGGTCAATGGAATCCAGAAGAATCTGAACTTGAGGCATTAAAACAGCAAGCTAGATCTGATTTCGATTGGCCAACCGTATTGCATTTGGCTACTAAAGCTATGGAAAAACACCCTTTAAGTGGCATCAGTGATGAATGCTTAGGATCAAAGGAATCAAAATGAACGAAGAAGAAAAAGAACGGCAAGAAGCAATAGCAGATCTTGCGCTTAAGATTAAATTTCATGAAAATGAAACAGAACGATTAAAGTTCGTTGCTAAATCGTATGGATGGGTTGAAGTTAAAGAGAAGCCCGTTGTTAAATCAACCGACTTCCATCCAGGTAAAGGTTGGGGGCCAGTCATTCACAAGCCAACAACTAAAAGATTGTACTATCATGCATATGTCGATGATGGTTTAAGTTCTCAAGTTGTATCGGTTGAATGCTCACATTCACCATATTGTGATGATTACGAACAACATAAGAGAAAATAATTACTGTTTATTTCCGATAGAACTTTCTTGAAGAGTTTGCCTACGAACATTTTGCTTCATAGGATGATGACATAGCATGTTATCCACTCTTTCGAAGGAAGTAAATGAACTATCCCCAACAACAGTTAGCCCCATTGTACTTGGACGAAGAAAATCGCGTCGTCCTGAGACAGATGGAAACGGCTTACGAACAATCTATTAGTATCGGTCAAACTTATTGGTACGAAGCCAATCAAGACATAGAATATTTTGCAGGTAACCAGTCATCATGGAATACGACTTGGGCAGGAACATTGCCCGAGTCTCGCAGAAGACAGTTCAATTTCAATAGAATTAAGCCAAAAATATTATCCATTCATGGACATCAAGTAAGAAATCGTAAAACATCAGTTGCTACTCCAGTAGAAAATGCAGATGCAGAATGCGCAGATGCGTTCACAAAAATATTATTCTGGAATAATCAGCAAGAAGGTGTACTGCATACCATCTCAGATGCGTTTAAGGGTTCATTAATTACTGGTATGACCATGCTCCACACCTATATGGATTGGCGTAATGATCCCGTTTCAGGAGATATTAAAGTTGACGCTTTGGCGTTTAATCAATTTTTGATAGACCCCTTCTTCCGCAAGGCAGATTTGTCAGATTGTAATTATGTTTGGAGAAGATCTTTCCTTACAAAAAGAGAATGTATTAACCTGTTTCCTGATCAGGAAGAGGCGATCATGTCGCTTACTTCAAATACTTCAGTTAATGGTAGAGATGCTAAATTTCAATTTCTACCTGAAACTTATAATCCTGCAATTACCGATTTGTTAACATATGATGAATATTGGTATCGCGACTATAGAACCCAATTACTTATGGTTGATAATGAAACAGGAGAAACCATTGAATGGCGTGGTAATGATAAAGAAGAACTAGCGTTCTATATGGAGCAGTATCCACAGTTAGAACTTATTAAACAAGAGATACCAACCGTATCATTAGCTATCGTTGTACAAGGTAAAGTTCTGTATTCGGGGCCGAACCCTAATGGCAGTGACCTATATCCTTTCGTGCCAGTGCTCTGTTATTTTCAGCCTGAAATGGTTGACTTCCCATATCGAATACAAGGTGTGGTTCGTGGTTTACGCGATGCTCAGTTCTGTTACAACAGACGTAAAGTTATTGAACTTGATATCATGGAAAGTCAGTTAAACTCGGGTTACATTGTTAAAGAAAACACCTTGGTTAATCCAAATGACGTGTACAAACCTGGACAAGGGGTTACACTCTTTGTTAAGCAAACAGCTTCCATGGCAGACGTAGTTCAAATCCAAGCTCCAGTCATTCCACCAACAACGTTACAACTGTCCGATATATTAGCCAAAGAAATAGACTACATATCAGGTATATCTGAGGAAGCATCGGGACAAGCACGTGACGACGTTTCAGGTATTTTAGCTCAAACTCGTATGAGAGCGTCGGTAAATACCCTGGAAGGTGTATTTGATCAGCTCGATAGATCTCAAGCGCTATTGGCCAAAATTCACCTCGATTATATTCAGACCAACTTCACGCCAGGTAAAGTTCAAAAGATTCTTGAAGGTAAGCAACCACCTGCTCAATT